TGACTCATCATGTTGCTCAAATCGCCTACCTGCAACCATATCGGTTTTGACATCCAGCTTATGCCTTGCTGCAATCGTACGCACCACATCACCAAAATTTGCGTTATAATCCAATGTACGCCGTTCTTTGAACGATGCACTAAAATTGATGCCTGTTGCTTCAACGCTTAATTGACGATTATTGGTGAGCGTCGTTTTATTGACAAAAAACAAGCCAACAAAATCAAGCTGCTCACCCCATCCCATATATATTCTTAGTTCATCCCCCAAAAAAGGGCGTTGAAACTTACCATCAAAAGCCATACTTAACTGATCTGCTTGATCCTTCTGGTTATCGGTAACATTTAGGCTAACAAGCTTCTTTTTAAGTGATTTAGTAATATCCTTACCATTGGCAATAATGGAGAAATTAGGCTTGATACTCACCATAACACATCTACCTTCTTCGCTGTACTTACAGGCGGAAGGTGAAGCTTATCACCTATACTTAGATGTACCTGATTGATGTGTAGATTGGCTTCCAAAACTTTATCAAACATGGTGAGATTGCCATAATACGACTGCACGACTTCATCGAGCCTCAAGCCATCTTCAGTAATTTCAAAAAGGTCATAGTTGCCCATAAACAACCCCTAGACTCACCTGAAAATCTTGCTTGAGAAAGCCGCCATTGCGAAGAAATAAAGATTGATCCATTTCAATTCCTGTAATAATGACCGACAACGCCTTTCCATTCTCAAAAGACAATGACACAACTTGTTTTCTTTGTGCCAGTTGCTCCAATGGCAGTAGTGCCTGGTTGCTTTTAGCAATCAATTTACCACCCATCGTAATCGTTTGACTAAATCTTCCTGTTGCCGCCCAAACATCATGATCATTAATAAGCTTGGTTGTTTCAAAATCATAAGCAAAGCTTCGTTTGATGTTTTCTAAGTTAACCCCATCACTTTCAAACATAAAATTATCCAGTAGGCACAGCATTTAAATATCCTCATCGTTTAGTGATGTACCGCTTGATTGTTTCCGCATCGCCTGAACCACCGCTTTTTCCACATCCACGGTATCTTTAGGATTGTGAACATTGACTTGAATATGGAATGTTTGCGCTGATTCTTGTTTAGCCCTTGCTGTATATTGTGGCGCATTGTATTGCTGCATAGGTACAGGTGTAGGCATAGGTGAAGCCATCACCATGGTTGATGATAAGGCGACTGCTCCCGCTGCACCCAAGGCTTTTGTTGCTTTTGCAGCGGGCTTTTTATCGCCGCCAAAGCCAAGGAAAGAACCAATATTCCCAATGATTGAACCCACAGAATCCCAACCGTCCATCACAAAAGAAAAGAAGCCTTTAAGCTTACTCCAAATGCCATCTACAAAATCCGTAAAGGGTGTAAAATTTTGATAGAGGGCAACCACACCAACCCCCAAAGCCGCGACACCCGCAATCACCAATCCGATAGGATTCGCAGTCATTGCAGCATTCAATACCCACTGACCAGCAGCAGCGACTTTAGAAGCCACTGCAAACGCCAATACTTTGCCACGCGCCCAAAGCGCAGACGCACCGATGCGATTGAAGCTCATGGCATTGTATAGATTCGATGCGGTGCTGATAAGGATAGACTTGCGAGATGAAAGCAATGCCCACTTAAATGCCAATTTCCCCAGTGTGGCAATTTTTAGCACGGTCACCAAACCCACAATCCCCAAAGCCAAGCCGCTAAACACAGGGATAAGAAATGGCACGTTATCATCCAGCCACGCCACACCTTTTGCCAGCCCGCCCAAGCCAGTTGCCAGCGCATCAATCGCAGGGGCGACAGCTTTGCCAATCGTGTAACTTAGATAACCCCTGGCATTGCTCATTTTCTCAAAGCCATAACCCATATCCATGGCGTTTGCCATCGCTTCCGATTTGGACAATCCGCCTGCCATAGATTTATTCAAACCGATTTGGGCGTTTTTTAGCGCATCAATTTTGGGCATCAATGCGCCGATTGTTTTAAGTGCTTCACTGCTGCCAAACGCATCTCTTAGCGCGTTATTATCGGCAAAATTTATATCGCCAAACTTGGTTTTTAATAAACCAAGAATATCCACCATAGGCAACATTTTCCCATGGCCATCCGTGAAGTCCAAGTTAAGTTTCTTTTGTGCCTTCCCAGTCCCATCCAAGAAAGCCCGATAACCACTACCTGCCTCGCTGGCACTGTTAAACGCACCTTTACTCACCCCAATAATCGCCAACTCTTCCGATAGTGATACACCCATAGCATGTGCCGATGCACCGATATTAGAAATACCACTGACCAAATCGGGGCCATCCGTACGAAAGGCTTCCACAGCTCCCGCAATCGCCCCACTAAATTGTTTGCCAAAATCATTGTCTGTTTTAAAATCTTTCCTAAAAATACCATAGCCCAGCGCATAGAGCTTGGTCATATCGCCGATGCTGGATTTTGTGGCAACGGCTGTAGTTGCTGCAAATTTAGTGAAGTTTTTTACACCATCTTCAGATAACGATGCAATGCCAGATTTAATATCATACGATGCTTTGATGAATTCAGGTGCGGTGACTTGCCCATACTTCAAAGCCATTTCTTCGCCTGCACGGGTTATCTTTTTAATACCCTTATCCGATATACTTAGGGATTTAATTTCACCCTGCGCCTTGAGCACCGTATTGGCTGATTTAATGATGCTGGTCACCCCGTACATGGATGCACCAATACCCACAATAGAGGCTCTTTGTTGCGCAAATGCCGCTTTATTTGCATTGAGTTGAATATCAATCTTGGCGGCTTTTTTCAGGCGTACCAAACTGGTGCGAAGCAAGCGCGAATCTCTATCCAGATGACGAACATCCACGCCTGACCGCTTGAGTGATAAGCCCATTTTATCCAAAGCGGTTTTATTCTTGACAGCATCCTTGGATAACGCCTTAAAGCTTTTGATATTCAGCTTGGTTTTTGAAAGGTGATTGATATTTGTATTGAGCGCATCAATACTTGTGTTTGCTGCTTTAAAGGAGGATTTGAATGATGAAGCAAGTGCGCCGCCGATTACCAATCCAATACCTAAATCTTGCAATGCCATTGCTCACCTTCCTTATCGTGTTTTCTATTTTTTCATACCAGGGTGATATGATTGCGGGTGTGATTGCTTTGGGTGTGGCTGTCTTACATTATTTTATTCGTTAAATCACATATCCCCTTGCTGCTTACAAATGGATTCCGCTTGTTTCACAAAAAATTGGTAATCAACCACGCTTAAATCATCAATTTCGGAAAAAGGTTGGTGAAAGATGCGGGCAATAAGTGCCTTGCCCGCATTGATTTCAACCATGCTTTCCCCGATTAGGCTAAAAAAGCAGTCACAGCCTTTTTGAAGGGTTTGTATTTGGAATAAGCAAGACCAGACACTTCATCCAGAGGTAGTTCGCATAGACTGCTAACTAAAGCGGCCTCCTTTGCCATTTCACCTTCGATGCTATCAAGCATCATTAAATCGCTTACTTTTGGTTCTCGCATGGTGACTTTCTTACCATCTAATTTGATTTCAATCATGTTGTATCTCCCTTATTATGTGGTTCTATGCGTCATCCCCGCGAAGGCGGGGATCCATTTATACATGATGCCCCACTTATGGATTCCCGCCTTCGCGGGAATGACGAGTGGTAGTTCAATTCATAAATGTTTATAAAATGTGTTTGCGCATGGTTTCGAGATAATCGACACCCATAATCATGGCGATGTTGTTGGTGACATCCATTTGTACCTGTAGGACACCAGCGATTTCTAGGGCGTAGTAATCGCAGGAAATAGAGATTTTACGACCTGTCTCTTTGCCTGTTTCCATCGTGCCATCATCCACATCTACCGAGCCTTTGAACGTTGCGACTACAGGAAGGCTTTTTCCAGCTTGTTTGATGGAGCCTTTAATCACAATCAATGCACCCAATGATTGCATGGCAATGTATGCCGAATCATGGTATTCGCTTAAATCCAGTTCGGCTTTCATGGCTTTGAATAGACCCGTTGCAACCGCTTGTTCAAAGCCGCCTTGCGTGATGGTTTCACGCATTTGCTCGATTTTCGGCAATGCCACAGATTTTACCGTACCAAGCAGCCCTACACCTTGCACAAAGGCGGTTTGCCCAACTAAATATTGCGGTAAATATTGCATTATACACCTCCGTTAATGTAATTGATTAAAACATTGTTCCATTGATCCGTATAAACCAATTCAATGTTGAGTTCACGAACACTTGGCATATCGCCAATCAGCACCGTGAGATAGAACTTGCCAGCCGTCACCGTGGCATTGGTATTTTTCAGCGGGTCAAAGAAGGCATCAAAACCAATCACCACATCGCTGCCTTTGATTTCATTCATGAAATCAATCACTGATTGCTTCACCCAAAGCAGTTGATTGGCTTCGCGATCACGCGCCCACTTGTTGGCATCGAGCACAGCTTTCAATAAACGGTGAAATGTCCGCGTGCGGTCAAGGCTTTGCCAAATCGGGTCAATATCCGTGGTTTCAAAGCCGTAGGTGCGCCATCCAGTATCGCGCAAAATCATCGCCACGCCGTGTTGACGCAATCGCCGCGCTTCACAATCGCTGCCTTCAATATATTCCACGATATGCGCCGCCGCACTCACGCCTTTCACAATGCGGTTGGAATGCGACTTCGCCCAACCAAACGGCTTGCTATCCCAATGAGCCATCACACCCGCATACAAAGCTGATGCCGCCACTGCCACACCATCAGCAGTATAAGAGCCGTGGCAAAGCAGTACGTTGCGTGTGCCATAATTGCTAGCCCATGCCACAATCGCCGCTTCAGTCACATCGGTATTATCCACCAATGCCGTAGCTTGAATCAGCGTGGCTACTGCATCCAATTTGGTGCCAACAGCCAGCACTTCACTAAGCACAGGTGCAATCAACAAGCCGCCATTGAGCGAAATGCCTGTTAGCCCTTCCACCTTCTTAAATTCATCGATCGCTGCAAGCACCAAAAGTGCATCGCATAGGTTCAAGATAATAGGGCATACCACGCCTTGCAGCGCAATGCCTTTCAAAGTATTTACCACATCACCCGTGATCGTGTTGGTTGCCAAAAATACCAGGGCATCGTCGGCATTGTTAAAGGTGTGCATGCCTAAGTTGGTGGTGGCTACTGCGACAATCCCAATCGGCGTACTTGATACCACGCTGATAGGACGCGATGCTTGCACAGCGATGTCACCATTGAGTCCGAAATTCAGATTCATGTTGTCTCTCCTTTTATTTCTGTTTTATAACTATTTCCACAATGATTTTTGCCGAACAAGAAATTGATAAACTGCTCAAAATAGAAGGCATAGCGATTGCCCTTGCGTGCCAGCCAATACGTTCGGCTGGATACAGTCCAATCAGGTTCACCGTAGAGAATTGCGCCACCCAATTGGTCAAGTCCAATGGCTGTTGACCACCATAAATCAGGCAAAGGTTTGCGCATGATTAGGTGGCGAACTGTCTGCCCAATCAGTAAAGGCAAGCCCATAAAAAGCATGATAATGGCTGCAATAAACATCAATATAAAAGAGCGCATCACCAAACCACCTGATCAAAAGATGCTTGTGTACTGGCGGGCAGTGGTATTAATGTATCAATCGCCGCGCTTAACTTTTGATATTTACCAGTGAGTCCGAGCGATGCCAATTCAAGAGCTTCTGCCTTGGCGACAATAATCGGAGCGATCGTTGCTTTCGCTGTGCCATTTGCTACACATAGCGCATCCAAAGCAGGCACAGAAGAGGCATTGTTCGCAATATAGACCTTAGCTTGAGCCAGCTGCGTTGCCCAAGTCTTTTGCTCTTCATTTGTATAGCCTGACGTAAGCACTTCGATTGCAGCACGGTAAGCATTCGTAATGCGCGCCTTTGCATCCACCGCCGCTTTTGCCGCATCAAATACCCAGCTTTTGGTAGCTGTGTCCCATGCTTCATTTTGAAGTGGTGGATTGTTTATTTCTATGTGTTGCTTTTTATCTAAAGCTTTAATTAAGTCGGCTTGAGTAGTTTTCTCGTAAGCATTCACTAGACCTGTTTTAACTTCCACAAAATATCTCATAAAGATTCACTCCAATATATAATTGCGACGTTACCAGCTACTTGATACCGCGTGTTTGCAGGAATAACGTAGGATAAATTGCCTCGAGAACCAACAGATCCATTTACACCCCATGATTGCACGGGAATAAAACCACTGCCTCCAAAATCAACGAATAAATAACATGCCCCATTAAACAAAGTTAAGGAGTGACTCACTGCTATTGCTCTAGGCGAGTTGCCGCTTGTGTAAATTACATTTGCAGCCTTGCTTACTGGACTCATTTCAAGTGAATGTTGATTTTTTAACCAGACTGACCAACTACCATTTATCATTTTTCGCGACCAGCTACTGTCTGAGTTAAAACTTTGAGCTGTTTGATGAACCCATAAGCTGTCATGCCGCACAACAGTCAGATAGATGGATGTATTCGGCAATGGCGCATTAGCCCCATTGATGCAGCTATAAAACCCGCCGTCAATCAGTGTATTATAATCAACGCCCGATTTAACAATAGCAGACGCATTCACATCCGATGCAGTAAGAAGAGGCTGATGGGGTGATGCTATATGCTGCTGAATATTTGCGCTGGCAGGCTCAGCACCAAGTGATGCAAGTGATGGCATGTTGGTATTAATCAGAGCAATCACTTCCGTATCGGTTGTGTATTGCACGTGTGGGTCTGCCGCCGCTAGATGCGTATTGATAGCGTTAGCAATGTCTGCGGCTGATCCACCTGCCGCAAGCAGTGCATCCACTTGCTGCTTTAGCCATGCTGTGCGATTGGCAAGCTGCTGGTGTGGTTTGTTATCCACGCCACCTGGTCCACCCATCACGGGGTCAGTGGTAGATAGCTCATACACTGCTGCATCAAATAGTTGTTGGTCGGTTAAATTAGCCAAGAATCAATCCTCCATCGCGCAAAATTGCGCCGTCGTGTCTGTTGCCACCATTGTGCCAAATGGCTGTGTAATACATGCGCCGAAGATGGCTTCGGGCGTTTTTGAATGTGCGAATAGCATCTTTTATTTTTACAACATCCTGCGCCGACGGCGCGATTCCGCCGTTATTAATTACCACATCAAACTGAAATGCCATCGTAGTACCTACATGCGTTCGTGATCCGTCGCGTGGAATGGCCATGGAATAAAATAAATTTACAAATTCAATAATCTTGACTGAAGAATAACCCAGAGACTCAAGTGCTATTTTCATACCTACTGCTGTGCCCATCTTGTTATGCACACCCCAACTCGCTTTGATCGCCGCGCGCTGCACAGGCTCCGACCAATCCGATTGCCATTGCTCCACATCCAAAGCCCAAGCCAGCCAAGGCAATAGTGCGAGCGGGCAAGTATCGGGATTCCATAAATCACGAATAGGCACAGATAAATCAGCCATGCCAGCAGTGACTTGCTCAATATTTTTTTCAAGCGCGGTGGCATTGGCTGGCAATAGCGTATTCAGACTGTTCATATGGCAGAGCCAGCCATGCTTACCGTAAGATTGGTAAGATGTGATGCGGAAATATCATCGACGATTAAATCAGTCGGAGGTGTTGTGATTGATACATTCTGCACGCCTTCCACACCCGCCGCAGCAATGATGCCAGCCAGTGTAATATCATGCCCAATAGCATGATGGCGTTCACAGTACGCGCTTATTTGACTAGATACTTCTTGCTGGATAGTGATGGGGTCGAAGCCTGGATACATCGTAATATCGGCGGATACGGTATAATCAATGATGTTTGCCGATTCCGTGCGCACAGAATCAGTCAGCGGGCGCGTATCATCGGCATTGCATGTAGCCTGCACAGCATCCAGCACCGCTTGATCTGCCAAGCCAGTGCCAACATGCGACAAAATAGTAATCAGTACGCCACCAGGATAAGGGCTAGTCACACTCACATCCAATACATCCGCATGCGCCGATAGGGCATAATATTTGTATTGATTGGTAGCCCCAGCCGTGGTGCGCGCATACATCGCCAAGCGAATGCGTTCACGCAATGCACTATCCGATTCCATGATGGCAGCAAGCGGTGGGATAGCGGCGTTATCAGCGGCTTGAAGGGTATGGCGTACCACGCCATAGTTTGCGCCGATTTGATCCAAATCAGCCCCCAAAGCATATGCCAGCATCACCGCTTTCGCGCCACCATTCACCCGCTGCCGAAGCATTAGCTCACGATAGCTGGATTCTTCCAAATACGGCATATACATATCTGATTCCAATGGCTGCCAGTCAGGGAGTATCTTCTGCAATGATGCAATATTTCGCGCTAGAATGGTTTCATAGCTTAAAGGCTCAATCACATTCGGCGCAGGAAGTAGGCTTAAATCAACCAGCATCACAAAGCCCTTGGTGCGATGGTAATGGAAAAGCTTATTGCACCCGTAATCGCATCAATGTTGAAATTGACTGCTTGAAAAAACACACGCAGTTCATAATTTTTAATTGCTTCAAAAATATAGCGTGTTGCCCACACTCTCCACGCCGCCCCAAAATTGCGATCACGCAATAAATACAAATCACTACCAAAATCAGGGCGCATCACGCGCGAGCCTTTGCGTGTGCCAAGAATGCGCGCAATCGAATCGACCACTGAAATATAATAACGTTTGTTTACTGCATCTTGCGGCGCACCTGTCAGCGAGATACCTGCAAAATCAATCATGCCGATGGCACTCTTGAGTTGTAGGGGTTGTAGGGGTTGTAAGATTTGCTGCATTAGCGCGAACCTTCCGCGATAGGCCATGAGCCAGCACTGGAGCCACTGGATACGGATACATGATCACCCACCCTCGCCACAGCTTTTCCTTGAACCGTGGTAATGCCGCTTACAGTCAATGCGCCATCAAGCGTAATATCGCCTTTGACGTTGATGCCGCCTGTTGATTGAATGGAAAGCGTTGCGCCTGCAACCAAGCGCACATCCAAATGATGAGCCTTGCTATCATATGTAATAGACGTGCCATCATCATAGTCTTGAATATCTATTGAATCATTGGCTCCCAAAGGTTCAGGGCATGCTTGATGATAGATAGAGCCAAGCACATAACGATTCGCCAACACCACCACCTGCATGCCTACACGCAAACCTACCCAGTGTTTTTTAAAGCCATTGGCTTGCATCATGATAGGCAGCCAATCCGATACAGCACCCAAGACATTCACTTTCACCAAGGCATGACTCGCATCCGCCTCAACCACTGTCCCCGCTTGTATGAGATTATCTAACTGCATGCGCTTAAAGCTCCTTGGGATGCCGTCTTCTGCATCAATCATCCATCAACAAGGCGAATGATAAGCCGCTTTTTTAAGTTGCCACTCAAGATACGCTCATGTGGAGCAAGCTATTGAAAATAGACGATAAACTTCGCCCTGTCAGGCAAGAAACAAGCCTGAAAAAGAGACGCGGAAAGGAAGGGTTGAATATGGATAAAGCGACACAACTATATATTAAAGAGCTATGCGCCATTGGCGACCCAACCCAAGGCGCAATCAAGATTTCACCCATTGGCATGGTGTCTGGCATGGATGGGCGCGTGTTTGAAATTAATGGTGAAAAACTATTGGTAGAGCTGCAAAGCAACGGCTTAAAAATCGCTTTGAATGTTGAGCATGGCGAAAATGATAAATACGGTGGTGAAGCGGCTGGCTGGTTCGACCAATTTGAACTTAAGGGCGATGGTATTTATGCCCACCTTGCCTTAAACAAAAGCGGCAAGGAACTACTGGATAACCAATCCTACAAATATTTAAGCCCCGAATATTTAAGTCCCGAAGCTTGGGGAAATGAAGTTCGTCAAGTGCAGCAATTGGTTGGCATTGGTTTGGTGAATCAACCCAATCTACTCAATCAAGCACTCAATAAAATCAATCCACAAACTACAGGAGATAAAACCATGGATGATCAAAAAAACACCGATGAGTTAAAACAGCTCAAAGATGATAATAAAATCTTGCGCGAAAAGCTGGATGCGCAAGATAAAGCATTGCGCGAGCAAAAAGTGAACCATGCGATTTCAGCAGGCAAGCTTATTCCAGCCAAGAAAGATTTTGCGCTCGCATTGGATGCCAATGCGCTGGAAAAATTCTTAACCATGGAATCCGAAAATACCACGCTACAAAAAGACGATAACGCCCTCAATCCCGATACC